CTGCTCGGCCTGCGGTTCCGGCTCTGCAGCTTCTGCGGACTCCTGCTCGGTCTGCGCCGCCACTTCGGCCTGCGATTCCGCACTGGCGGGCGCGGGCTGTTCCCTATCGAGCTGAACCCGGCTCTCCGGCACGTTGAATTCCTTGTACGTGGAGAGGCTCTGCACACGGAATCCGTTTTCGAGGATTTCGACGACCTCGGCAAGGATGAGGTTCTTGCCGACCTTGACGCGGATAAGGCTTCCGACTTTGACTTCGCTGATGTTGCTCATGGATTACCTCCTGTTGAATGTTGTTGGTGAGCTTATTCGAGCGGACGACATTACTTAAAGCGCATGTTTCGGTTTTATCCAGCCGAAATTGCACCAAAAACCAGATTAAATCGAATTAAAACCCAGTTATTCCGACCGGAGCATGCTTTTGAATTTATTCCAGTCGAAAAACGAAGAAAGGATCAACATTTTTATGGAGAAACAACGGAACCTGCTGGCTTTGACGCCGGAACAGGTCGTGGACGTTCTGGTCAAGTCCGGCTACCGGGATATGACCTTGGAACTTCTGCACAGTGACTTCGATGCGGGCGCTCCACGCAACGCCGACGGCACAGTCAATTTCATACACTACATGGCGTGGATACTGAAGGAGATCAACAACAATGCCAATGAACCCGACCAAGCTCAAGCCGATTGAAATCGTCCGCATCGTGAATACGACCCCGCTGATGGCAGTACTGAACGACCGCCAGCTCAGGCGGCATCGTGACCGTGCAGGCTTCCGTATCAGTGATGACGGCGGACAAACGGTGAATCTGTTCAAGTACGCAGCCTGGCTCCGTGCCGAACTTATGCTGCGGCAGAGCATGACGCCGTTGACATATGAGGAAAAGAAAAATGCGGCACGAAACAGAAATCTCGCCATGGCAATGGCTGGCCGCGATATCGGCGAGTTGCCGGAAGTTGTGAACCCGGAGAGGAAGAAACAGTGCCGAACGAATTTCCGCCTCTTCTGCGAGGACTATTTCCCGGAAACGTTCTCGCTGGAATGGTCACCCGATCACCTCAAAGCAATTCATAAAATCGAAACGGCGGTTCTGAGGGGCGGCCTGTTCGCTCTGGCCATGCCGCGCGGCTCCGGTAAGAGCAGCCTCACAGAGGTCGCTGCCATCTGGTCGATGCTCTACGGTCACCGTGAGTTCGTCATGCTCATCGGCGCGACGGAATCGGCAGCGTTGGAACTGCTCGACTCCCTCATGACTGAACTGGAGGTGAACGAACATCTTGCCGAAGACTTCCCTGAGGTGTGTTTTCCTATTCAGCAATTGGACGGCATTGCCAACAGATGTGCTGGTCAGCTTTACCACGGGGAACGCACCCGAATCACATGGACGAGCAATGAAATCGTGCTGCCGACCATCAAAGGCAGTGCGGCAAGCGGCATCGTTGTGCGTGTGGCCGGGATCACAGGCCGAATCCGCGGCATGAAGTATAAAAGACCGGATGGGCGCAGTGTGCGACCGAGCCTTGTGATCATTGATGATCCGCAAACGAGTGAGAGCGCCGGTTCCCTTGAACAGACGCGCAAGCGTGTTCGTGTGCTTGCGGGCGACATCCTCGGTCTTGCGGGACCCGGACAGAAAATCTCCGGGATTATGCCATGCACGATCATTCGTCCCGGCGACATGGCCGATATCATCTTGAATCGCCAAACGCATCCGGATTGGAACGGGGAGCGCACGAAGATGATTTACGAATTCCCGAAGAACATGAAACTGTGGGAGCAGTATGCCGAGATTCGGGCAGAGGCTCTGCGGGAAGAGGGCAACTTTCGAAGAGCGACCGAGTTCTACGAAGCACACCGGGAAGAAATGGACGAAGGGGCGAAGGTCAGCTGGGAGGCCCGGTATAACCATGACGAGATCAGCGCGCTTCAGCATGCAATGAATTTGAAGTTCCAGGATGAGATTGCATTTGCGGCCGAATATCAGAATGACCCGCTCCCCGAAGATACGGGCGGTGAGGAGATTCTTTCCATCGATGCCATCTGCGCGAAAATCAACGGGCTTCCGCATAACAAGGTCCCGCTGGCCTGCGACCGGGTGACGCTGTTCATCGACGTGCAGAAGGCATTACTGTTTTATGTGGTAACGGCATGGGCAGAGAACTTCACCGGGAGCATCATTGATTACGGCTCCTGGCCTGACCAGCATAGGCGGGAGTTCTCCCTCGCGGACGCCAATCCGACCATCCAGAGCGAGTTCCCGCGGACAGGTCTTGAGGGCGGGTTATACGCCGCTCTGACTGCCTTGACCGACAACCTGCTCGGCCGCGAATGGGAGCGCGAGGACGGAGCCCTTCTGAGGATCGAGCGGGCGCTGATTGACGCGAACTGGGGGCAAAGCACGGATTTGGTGTACGAATTCTGCCGTGAATCCAGGTTTGCCGGTATCGTCCTGCCAAGCCACGGACGCTATGTTGGTGCGAGCTCAAAGCCGATGACCGAATACCGCAAGCAGCCGGGCGACCGCCTGGGCTTTAACTGGATGATGCCGAGCGTAGCGAAGAAACGGGCTGTCCGGCACGTCATCTATGATTCGAACTTTTGGAAGAGCTTTGTCCATGCCCGCCTCGCCGTGGCTATCGGCGACAAAGGCTCCCTCACGCTCTACGGGCGCATACCCGGCGTTCATCAGCTCCTCGCCGAGCACCTGACAGCGGAATACCGGGTGAAGACTTCCGGTCGAGGCCGTACGGTGGATGAATGGAAGCTGAAGCCGGAACACCACGACAACCACTGGCTGGACTGCCTCGCCGGATGCGCGGTGTGCGGATCTATGCTCGGATGCAGCCTGCCGGAGTTCGGAGCCGTCGTGGTGAAGAAGAAAGGCCGCATAAAGCTGTCCGGGCGAACTGGAACGCAAACCTCGACCGCAGAACCTCGGAAGAAGCTCAAACTGTCAGACATACGGAGGAAATGATGAAAGAGGATATGAACTTTCTCCAGCTCACCTATCTTTTATCGGGTGTTATGCGAAGAATTCATGGAAAATCACTGGATAAAGCCGGAGACATGCGCTTTAAGTACATGTCGCCGGAGCAACGCGCCGAAACTGAATGCGGTGCTGACCGGAAAACCGCAAACCGTATGGAGGACGCACCATGGAAAACACAGTCACCATTGAGCAGCTTACCCGCCTCGCAGCCTCGGTTGTGAGGCGGGTCGAGACCAGACGTCAGGACAAAGAAAGAATCAGAGGAGAAAAACATGCAAAGCGAACAAATGCTCCGACAGCAGGCTGATGCGGTCAACCATAAAAACATGAAGGAGCTTTATGAACAGTTCCAGGAGCTCTACGGCTTCAGCTGTGGCGACACTTCGCCAAGGAATCTGCGGAAGCGAATCATATATCGCCTGCAGGAAATCTACTTCGGCGGCGTCGAACCGAACGACATGGATATCCTTGACGATATCGCGGACAAAGACCCGCTGGCCAACCTCAAGATAGTTGCTTCGAAACGTGCAACAAAAGTGACAGGCACGAAGCTGTACCGCATCTGGAAGGGCAAGCAGTATGAGGTTACGGTGGGCAAGAATGGAAAATACATCTACAACGGAGAGGCATTCAAATCGCTATCTGCTGTAGCAGGAAAGATCACCGGCACGAAATGGAACGGAAAGGTATTCTTCGGGGTGAAAAGCTGATGGAAACGAAAAAAGACATAGTCAGATGCGCGATTTACTGCCGCAAATCGGTGGAGAAGGGGCTGGACATGGAGTTCAACACGCTTGATGCCCAGCGTGAGGCGGCGGAAGCATACATCGCCAGCCAGAAAGCCAACGGGTGGGTATGCCTGCCAGAGCATTACGACGATGGCGGCTTCTCCGGGGGCAACTTGAACAGGCCTGGACTCAAGAAGCTTCTGCGTGACTGCGAAGCCGGAAAGGTGGATGTCATCGTGATCTATAAGATTGACCGTCTGTCCCGTTCTCTGTGCGACTTCGCCGACCTCAACCGCTTCTTTGAGAAATGGAACGTGGCCTTCGTTTCTGTCACGCAGGAAATCAACACGCAGACGTCCGCGGGACGTATGATGCTTAATATCCTCATGACCTTCGCTCAGTTTGAGCGTGAGATGATATCCTCCCGCATCAAGGATAAGATGGCCGCGACACGCAAGAAGGGCAAATGGGTCGGAGGCAGTGTGCCTTTCGGGTATTATACTCACGACAAAAGGCTTGTTGTGGATAAAAACAGAGCCCCTATCGTTCAGAGAATCTTCCAGCGTTACCTCGAAATCCAGGCACCGAGGCAAATCGCACGGGAGCTCAACGCGGACGGAATCAAAACTGTCGTGGGCAAGGATTGGGGGCGG